AGTTTGACCATTATTGCTGACATCAGTTGGGATTGCAGCATTGTGCCATGTTGGATCGCCGCACTCATTGGGTACTTCTGACGGGAAACACACATCTCCCGCCATCATATTCCTATTTTCTAGTTTTTCAAATTTCATATTAACTATTCCAAGTCTCAATATCTGGATCACCTGTAAACGGCCCCATGCTTTGAGGCATCATTTTAACCGGCACAGGAACTTGTTGGATTACCACGGGAACGTGCCGATGATGCTCCCAAGCGATGTAACCAGCCATAGATAACGATAACGCCACAAAAAAACCTAACATAAATTCTTTCACCTTGCTTCTCCCGTGGTTGGTTGGAAAGGTAAAGCCCGCAAAATCCGGTTAAATCGCGTCCGAAACGCAAAACGGGTTTAAATCGCGAGCTTCACCAAGAAATCTCAGCCGGGGGCTTCATAAAAGCCAATATTAAATCCGGGTCGAGTATATTTTTTAACTGTTTCCTGTATACCGTGTTCCTTTAAGTGCTTCTCTGTAATTATACACATTGACTGGCTCTCCCCCTCGAAATTATTTTTACAAAAATGGCATAAATACTTACATCTAAAGTCATTTCTTGTAGGATCGAGCACCGATGGGTTGGTAGTTTGTCTAATTTCTTCAACCCTCTTTCTGAGCATCTCTAAAAATCTACCCTCGTCCGCATCAGTAAAGCAGAAGCTATATGGCGTTGGGTCTGGTTCACCCTCAGTATCTTTATAAAAGAAGATACTCATAATTCTATTTGGAAAATCTGGGAACATTTTGGACATAGCGTAGAAATATAACAACAATTGTGGATCATTCTCCATCTTTTTGTATGTTTTTTCTTCACCACTAGCCCAATCTAAACGACGGCCACTTTTCCAGTCAATAACCTCAATGGTGTCATCATTGACTAGCGTAACGAGGTCAATTGTGCCCTTAATTGCTAATTGACCCTTCTGTGTGTTACCATTAGCGTCTACAAAGTCAAATTTTGCCCACTCTTCTTCGATTGGAAGGTCAAAATGTGGTTCTGGGTAGTATACGTTTCTCTGTCTAGGGTCGAATTGACCGCCATTGTGCGTTAAAAAAGTATAAACTGTATCTGTAATCTCTTGGCGTTCTTTACGGTAGAACTTATGAGTAGATGTTTCGCTGTATTCTTTAATGGATTTTGCGATTAGCTCGTCCACAAAAGCATCAGTATACAGATCGTCTTTGCTTACTCTAACTTTTCCGCACTTATCATCTTCAATCTCTAGCCATTTTTTACGTGGATTATCTTGTTGAAACTTTTTTAGCCCAGCGAGAATTTCCATGACTTTATGAGCCATTGTTCCCATGTCTGCACGTTTACCACTAGCACTTTGCCAACCCAGAACATAGGTAAGAAAATACTGCATTTGACAGAAATCAAAGTTGTTGTAGGACGAACTTCTAACATACGTTACTAGCATTGCTTTCCTTTAGGTATTTGTAAAATTGTTTTACCTTCATCATTAGATCGTCAATGCTTTCGTTTTTATTGTCAATATAGTCTGTGAAGGAGTAGTCATCCAGAGCTACTTCGCTCGAATGGTTATCCTCGTGAACATTTCGTGTTAATCGCACAACCTTGCCACCGGCTTGTTCAATAGCTTTCGCCTCGTTAGGGAAGCGAACGTCTGCAATAATTGCCAGTTCTGATTGTTCTCGTTGTATCTTTTTGATGCAAGAATTTACCCATACTGGTTCATATATCTTACGCATCACATCCGTACCAAGGAATTGCATAAACTCGCGAGCGGTCATTGGTCCAGCTTCATGAAATACCATGCCGTCAGAGGCAAAGCCAGAAGTAACTCCCGGCATGTTTTCCCACAGCAAATGCTCCTGCACTTGGTTCTTTTCTTCGTCTGTTCCGTATAGACATCTAAATGGAATATCAAATAAGTCCATACAAATAGCTTTAAGGTTATCAGCAAAACTATAGAGCTTAACAAAAGGCCACATATTGTTATCTGCCCAAGTTACAAATTCTTCGTCTTTACGCTCTATCCAAAACTCTCCATAAGAATCTGGGTCATGTGTATTGACTAATAATTGACCCCTGCTTCCTATTTGCCAATCATTTACATAACCTTGTTCCTTTAGTATAATACCATGTAATATATTAGCAGTAGTATTCTTACCAGCCTGCTTACGCCCCGCAATTCCTAGAATCATTTTTGTCCTCGTAAATCTCTTAATAAATCTTGTACTTGATAATCTAACATGTTTCCGATATCGTTTGTGTTCATTGACGGAAACTTCAGTTTAAAAAGTCGTCCTAGATCACGTTTGATTTTAATTTTTGCTTCTCTGCCAGCCTGATCGTTGTCCGTTAAAATGACCAACGTTGTTGCACCACTTTGAAGCAGGAGTTTTCTTTGTTCCGATGATATATCCTTCCCAAATAATCCAACAGCGTTTTCTACTCCATTTTCCCACAACTTCCAAACGTCACCTTGCCCTTCTACTAAGAACAGTGTCGAAACCATACTCCTTGTGGCGTTGTGGTAGTTGTAGAGGTAGTCTGATTTCCTGATTCCTTTAGAGAAGATGTATTTAGGCTGCACAAAATCTCTGGTAGCACGCCCGATATATCCGCAGTATATTCCGGCATTGTCCCAGATGGGTATGATGGCTCTGTGTCGAAGGAAGCCGGTGGTGTTTGAAGGTATGTCTCGTACCCCAAAAAATTCGAGTGTTTTTTCATCGAATCCTCTAGAGATGAAATACGGCGATGGTGCTGGATCAGTTCTTGGTCTAATAATATCTTCTTTTGCTCTACTACTTTCAGTCGAAAATGTAGGTCGTTTAATTTTACGCACAAGAGCACTAAAGTCATCGCTAGTGCTACTGCTATTAGTGTTATTTCCATCTTTTGATGCTCCATTTACATCATATACTTTACAAACATACTTCAATGCTTCCGAAAAAGAATCTGTGTCTAGCATACCCTTCACAAATCCCCAGATGTTACAGTTGTAATGTTCGTGACATCCACGAGTCCAACAACGCCACACCTGCTTGTCTAATGAGATTGATAGTCCTTGTGGATTATCACTACCCTCATGAATAGGACACTTCATAAAGATATTATCAGCGTCCTGCACATACTCTAAATCAAAACTATCCAAGAGCTTATAAATGTCTTGGAATATGATATCCCTTACTTTATTTAAATCTAATGTTGAGTTTTTACGTACAGCCTTGCTACGCATGTGCAATTGCTCCCACAGTATTTACAGTTGCTTCTAGTATTATTATAGTATTCAGGAAGCTCTTTTACAAGGTCAAAACCGAAATTTTCTAGGTTTTTACAAGACATACATCTTCCGTCTTGTCTTACCCAAGCGTATGATATAATTTTACTACAATCATGTAAATATTTGAGTCTTTCCTCTGTTAATTTTTTACCGATACCCATTCCTCGATAGTCTGGGTGAACAACAATACATCTTAATACGCACACTTCGGATAGCTCTGTTACGTTTGGATAAATTGCTATAGCTGCCCATCCAACAACTTTATTTCCATCTAATGCAATCCACGCACACTCAATTTCATCTAAGTGGCTTCTAAAGTAGCCATTAGCAAATGAGTCGTCTACGATTTGTGCTGCGTCTTGAACATGACGCATATTAATCTTCGGATGCGGCAACGCTAAATATTGTATATCATTCATTATGTACTCTGATCGTTATGTGTTCTATTGACCCTAACAAACCTAGCCGTTTTACTAAAGTCCTTTAGTGAAGTAGCACCAGTATAAGCACAGGCACTACGAACACCGCCACAAATATCTTTAATAACCCCATCTACTTTTCCTTTATATGGAATAACTTTAACCCTTCCTTCGCTGGTAGCATAGTCATTCATACCATTGTTATGTTTGTTCTGGGCTTTTTCTGATGACATTCCATAAAACGATAAATTCTTCTTAGTAACTTTATCATCTTCATACTCCCACTCGCCTTCGCACTCGTCTGTTCCAGCCAACATACCGCCCAGCATCACAAAGTCTGCCCCAGCAGCGTATGCTTTAGCTATATCACCAGAAGTTCTACATCCACCATCTGCACAGATGAGTCCAAGTTTACCAATGTCTGATCGTAAACCATGAGCTACATGAGCACATTCTGCTATAGCTGAAAGCTGTGGATAGCCAACGCCCGTTTTAAGTCTGGTTGTGCAAGCACTTCCCGGCCCAATGCCAATTTTTACAATGTCAACCTGTCCATGTAAGATCAATTCAGAAACCATTTCTGGCGTACAAACATTTCCAGCCATTATGATCGCCTTTGGGAAATAACTTCTTACCTCAGAACAAAACTCAACGAACCTTTCTGTGTATCCATTTGCAATATCAATGCAAATATTCGGTGTATAACAAAGGAAATCTTCAATATCAATTAATTTTGTAATGTCATCATGAGACATTCCTGTGCTAGTCCATACATTCTGTTCAACATTATAATAAGCGAAATATTCTTCTATGGTTTTCGCATCATAATGTTTATGTAGACAAGTAATAGCATTAAACTGGTTGAGTGCAGCACCCATTTTAAAAGTACCAGTGGTGTCCATATTGGCCGCCATGATTGGAAGTCCATGCCAATCCTTTGGTGAGTGATAAAACTTAAAAGTTCTATTTAGTTCCACCTGCTTACGACTTGCCGCTGCCGATCTTTGTGGTACGAGTAAGACATCATCAAAATCTAATTTAACATCACTATCAATATTCATTTTTACTCTATGTCAAAAGGAACTTCGTAGTCATCGTCACTGTCGTCAAATGGAAGGTCTGAACCTTCTATAACATCTCCATCTGGTGATGATCTCATCTCATCTCTGGTTCTTAATTCTTCAAGTTTAGCATTAGCACCAATCATGTTCATGTTGATATAATTACCATCCAAAAGCCCAGCACCATGACGTGCTTTTAATGTGACAACCTTTCTATTGCCTGCGTTTGGACCGTCCTCTGCCAGCTCCTCTGCGGACTTTAATTTAAATATGGAGAATGACGTACACAACCAAATAATCCTGTCAGAGCCGCTTACAGCGTCCGTAGATTCCTTTGTGATACCATCACGATTTAGCTGAACAAACGATAAGCATGGGAAGTCATATTTGACGGTGAGATTGTGCAACTCTGTAATCTGAAAACCAAGAGCTTGATATTCTTGGATATTGTTTGTGATGCCAGACGAACTCATTAATTTTAGATAGTCATAAACTACTAAACAGTCATTTGTTCTTCCGTTTTCATCTTGACCAACTTCGCGAAGAATCCATCGTTTGATGATATTCATAATGGTTTCAAACGGAGCACCAGCTACACTAACATAGGTATATGGAATGTTCCTGATTTCTTCTGCTGCGTTCTTGACGGCGATTAACTTTTCATCATTATTTTGAAACTTTCCGGTCGCAATCTCTTGAATAGGAACACCGCTAATATTAGAGATGACCCTATTCAGGTGATCCTCTTTGCTCATCTCAGTATCGAGCATAAGGACAGGAATACCATTACGAGCATTGTGCAAAGCAACATTATCTGCAAACACAGACTTGCCCACTCCGGGCCTTGCGGATACCAAATCCACACATTTACGACGTAAGCCACCACCAATGACGGCATCATATCTAGAAAATCCACTTGACAATCCTATTTGGTCACATTTGTTTTCAATTAGAAACTGAATATACTCATCAAGATCATCACCGAGTAATTCTGGCTTTTGACCTGACTCATCATCACGTAAAAAATCCATTAGTGGATTTTCAACTAAGCTAATGATTTCATCAATAGACTCATCGCCATTGATAGAACCAATATCGCCCTCGATCTTTTTGGCGACACGTTGTGCGTTACGAGCAAATTCAAACTTCTTAACCTGTGCCGCAAAGTGCAATACATTCTCTTTCCTGACTGGATAATCCATCAGGTCACGAATATAGTCTAGCTCTTGCTCGGTTTTAACTAGTTCAGATAAGTTTAATTGTTCTGCCGCCGAAAGGATGGCGGGGATGTCAAGCTGTGCTTCACTTTCTAGTACCTTTTCAATACACTTGTATATTACCTGATTGTTACGAACAGAGAAAGTGCTGTGCGTAATGAAATCACTAATTTCAACATAAGACTCTAATCCATAAGCAAAAAGGCCAGCTAATACCGCCCTCTCTGCTCCAGCGTCAGAAAGCTGAACAGACATAACAACTCCATTACCTTCCGGTGCAACGATTACACCTGATGTATTCACCATAAACTAGACTTGAATTTACCGCGAAGGATTTGCCACACACATGGCACTCTACGTTTTTCTTCTTGGTTTGACTTCTGTTTCTAGCAGTTCTAGTTCTTTCAAACTTTGATGGATCAAAGTCTGGATCGCGATCTTCACCATTGTCTGACCACTGATTCTTTTTGGCTCTCACCGGAGATTTCCTTTTTTCTAATTCATTGTCATCTTTTATAACTCTAAAATCCTCAGTCACGTTAGACCGAGGAGTTGAGGAAACCGTTTCCTCTTGTTCTTGATCTTCTAGTTTTGACTTTCTCGTTGGTAAGTCACGGGTCTTTACTTGAACAGGCTCTTGTTCTAATGCTCCCATTAGACCTTGCATGAGTTTCTGTTTCTGTTCGTCAGATAGCGAATTGACAAAATCATCAAAGTTCATTTTCTCTTTCCTTTTTCCATTAAAATATCTGCCTTGCGGCGAACATTATACTCTCTACTTTTAAGTAATTCTAGTCTACTTTCTGCGGTAATCAACCACTCGTTAATGTTTCTTGCAATATCATTTTCTCTTTTAATCAAGTCTACCTTAGTTTCGTACTTCATAAATTGCACTTCGATTTGCGTTACCTCGTTAGCTATAATGCTGCCGAGGTTTTCTTTACACCATCTAACTACATTTTCACTATGCGAGCGACACCAAGCTACATGATCTGCAAACTGATACAACTGAAAAGCAAAATTAAAGCAGTCGTCTTGTGTCAGCCTCTCTAGCTGATCGTGCGACATAGCTTCAGCCATCGCAAACTCTGGATTGAATTTGGTTGGCGAAACATTTTCTGCTGTGATGTATCTATCAATACCCTCAAGAAATACTTTAAGCCTATCTGCTGCGTTCAATTTTTTCTCTCCAAAACTCTGGGTCTTCGTCCCAACGTAATTCAACAAGTGTAATCTCATTTATTCTACACCATTCTTTCTTGTCCAAGTCTCGTTTCTTTGCTTGTGCAAAGCCGACTCTAGATTTATGAAAATATGGCACATACTTAAAGTGTTGTTCACCATGCACCTCTACAGCTATTATACAGGACGGAATCAAAAAGTCAAGGGCTAATTTGGATTTTTTTGTAGAAGAACCGGGAAGCGTAACTTCTTCAAGTACCTGATAGGGATAAAAAAGCTCCACTATGATTTCCCTAGCTTGTAAGTGATAGAAGCTACGCCTACTCCGATTGTTAATCAAATATTTTTTGGTGTCGAGATTATACTCTCTACCATTTAATCCCGTAACTTTCATTAGAACAGCTCTCTAACTTCTGCGGTTACAATATCCCGTAGCTCCTCGTTGTCGTTTAAAAAGTTTACTAGCTTTTCCATTCCTTGACACTTAAACGCTTTTTCTACGGCTTCTGTATCCTCAATATCAACGCCCTGATCTTTTAGGTATTTTTTAACTTTAGGATTATCCTTATTATCTACCAAGCAAGAGATAGTATACCACGCCCCTTTTGCTTGGATCATGGCTAGGTCTGTAGCTATTGTTGCAATTTCCTGAGACTCATCAATACCAATTCCGTATCGAATCCAGCTTGCCGCTGTACTCATTGGTTTTCCGCCTGCGGCAGATGTTTTGATTACCCAGTTAGCAACTTGACCAACGTGATTGCCGGATTCTTTAGGTACTTCCCATTTACCTCTATGGGTAATAATCATATTAGTGCCGACCTGAAACTGTAACATATTACCACAGTCTGCCATTTTAGAGGGTGCAAATCGCGAACCACCAGTATTAGCGATATTATGGGTAATAAATACGCAGATGGCTTTCATTCTGGATACATCGCCACTGATACGCTTAAAAAACATAGATAGCAAACGTGGAAGGGCGTTACGAACACCTGTACGAATTTCGCCGTCAATCTCGTCCTGTGGAACCATGTTTGAAGCGGAGTCACAGATCATAAAAAGATTTGGCTCTTCTTTGATAAGTCTTTCCATGATATTAAGATATGTCTCAGCAGATACAATAGGTGTATCGTCTGTAGATTGAACAATCTGAATTGCATCAATGTCAAGCCCTTTAATACCACGGAAGTTTTCTTTTGTTAGTCGCCCCTCTGTGTTTAGATAGAAAACCTTTTTACCTTCCGCTTGGGCTTTTGCAGCAAGATAAAGTGCTGTTGTAGTTTTTCCTGTCTTTGGATCGCCGGTCATGGCAACGCATTGACCTTCTCTGATTCCGCCGCCGAGGGCCATATCTAGTGCTGGACTTAAACTAATAACCTTAAAGTTTTCCAGAGATGCTAATACCTTAGTTCCTGACTCAATAATATTGCCATACCTCTTTGCAATACCAGCAATAATTGGGTCGTCATATTCAATCTTCGAGGTCTTTTTCTTCGCCATTCTCTATTTTCCTAAGTTTGTTTAAAATGTTCTTACCACCATAGCTTTTCTTTCTAGCTTTGGGGTTCTTAATAACTTCTATTTCTTGAGACTCTTTCTCTCTTTCCTTACTTAATAATAGCTCGAACTTGCTAATAATCCCAGAAACTTTTGGATGATTTAGTGAAAAAATTCCTTTAAAGTCATTTGAGTGGATAGCTTTAACCAAAGCCTCTTCACTGTAATTCTTTAATATCTTACCAGCAGCCCATAATTGCTTCTTAAAAGTCCAATCCCAAGGTTTTTTACTCCAAAATTTATAAGGTAACGATCCAACGTTTTTATTTTCGGCGTTTCTCTTGCACATGATTTCGGCAACATAGGCCGCACAGGTACAGTAATCACCAGTGGATTCATGCTTATATTTACTCTTTTCTGTTCTTTCTCTTTTTTTCATTATAAAGCATAGCCTCTTCAAAGCATTGATCTAATGGGTCAATTATCTCTTTTTCAACAATTAATTCTGGCACTAGCCACATCTTTTTGTGTACCATGCCGTCTTTTAGCAGGCCAACGGTAAAGAAGTTTTTAGATTTCTGCCCCATCGCACCCATGACCGACCTAACAAAGTATAAGCCCTCTATATCATCAAGCTCCATTATACACTGATGAGATCGGAATTGCAAGTGCATATCTTTAATAAAGACAGAATTTTCTTTGCAATAATCTTGAACCTTATACCAATCGTCGTAATCTGAAAAGAAAAAATGCTTTCCATCGTCGGTCATCATTTTTACCCAAATGCGATTATAGTCACATTTGGAGTAATGATCCTTCCATTTTTGCTCATCCATTTAATTACCTAATCGTCGTGGTACACCTAGAAACTTTAGAAGAAACACCCTTAGAACGAAAATCATCAGACATTTCTGCTGCATTTTGGGTCATAACTGTAGAACCTCTATCATTCCTAGCGAATTGATTATACAGTGGGGTATTCTTCTTTTCTGTCGCTGGTTGTTGAGACTCAGCCTGCGGTTCTTCTGGCTTTCTTTTTGGTAATTTATTGATAAATCTTTCGACCGTAGCCTTAGCTCTTCCTAAGTCAACGCATAGATCAGCAACACTTAAATCTAAATGATTTTCAATATAGAATTTTTCTGCCTTGCTTAATGGCCCTTTCTTAGTCATTTAAAAATCCCCTTTGAGCTTTTGTTAAATAAATAGAATTATTAGTTTTAAGATATGTCATATACATATCAAATGTATTTCTTGACACTCTCTTCATCTTGGTGTCAAGTGAGCGTTCACGCCTTCCAAATGGCCCCATAGGATCAAATGGTGTGCCCTGATAAATCCTGATATAGTAAGTTTCTTTTGCTTGATTCCTATTTTGAGAGTGTACGATCTGAGCAAAGTGCGGGACTTTGTGTTTTTCTTCTTCCTCTAGGATGTTGCCTGTTTTTCCAAATAGGATGCTTGTTTTCTCATCTGTTGGTAAAAAATTACCGTCTACATATTTCATTTGCGACCTTCCATAATATATCTAGTTTTTTGTTGGGGTGTCATCTTATTGATTTCTTTTGCGGTAGCAGTACCATGCTTATCATACCAAGCCTTTGGAGCTTCTGGTGTCGCTTCACGCTTTTTATGTTCTGCTTCAGCAATCTTATTCTTATTAATTCTTGCGTTCTTGTCCGCAATACTACCAATGGTTTCACTTCCAGTCATACAGCCATGAATACCACCAGTGATAATCCTGAACAACTTGTGTTTTCCGCAAGCTGGACACTTCTTGAGTGGTTTATCGTCAACCTTCTGGAAAACGTCCTCTACTAAGTGTTCGCAACTTGCACATTCATAATCATATATCGGCATTTAATTCTCCAATGCTCGTAAGAATGTTCCTATAATTCCATTCCTTTGAATATCTTCGTAGTGTAGCTTACAAACAGCGATACCTTCGATATTCTTTAGTCTATCCATGCAAAAGCCTAGTCCACTTTTGCCACGAAGGTCGTTTTGTTCAACGTCACCATTGATAATGACCTTACTATTTTCACCCATGCGGGATACAAACATTTTAATTTGTTCTTCGGTGCAGTTTTGTGCTTCATCTAGGATCATATATGCGTTATGAAAGGTTGACCCCCTCATAACTTCCAATGGTCGATAGACGATCTGCCCCTCGTTGATGTATAATCCATAGTACGCACGACCGAGGAAGTACATCAGATTCTCTTTCATCGGAAGAAGATAGGGAGCGATCTTTTCACCCATTTCTCCGGGTAGAGAGCCAATGTCTTTACCCGTACACACTAACGGTCTAGTTACAATAATCTTATCAATTTTACCATGATGTAAATGCTCCGCTGCTAATCCCGCCGCAATAAATGACTTCCCCGATCCCGCTGGGCCAGAGCAAAAGATAATATCATTTTCTACAATAGCACGAATGTAGTCTTTCTGGTTATCGGTTTTTGCTTCAACTGGCGTTACTTTTTGTGGGGCTTTTTCTACTTCTTTGCGTTGTCTCTTGTTAGTTTTCATATATGAAACCTTTTAAAAAAATTTTAAAGATCAGCTTCTTTAACAAACACTCCATCTACCATCTGTCCTTTTCTATCTTTAATATCATCCCATGCTTTAGCCAAGCAGGAAGAAATACTAAGACCGTTTCTTTCGGCAATATTAATTAAAACAACTATCATATCGCCAATATCGTCAGACACATCTTTGCCCTTACAGATGCTATCAGAAAGCTCACCGGCTTCTTGCATCAGCTTGCAAAACTGATCCTTGTCTGTAGAGCCTTCAATAAGATTACGGTCATGATGCCATTGGGTAATATTCTCAATTAGAGTTTTGGTTCCAACGTTTTTTGGAATCGTATTCGATGTTGTCTCTTCCCACATTTTCATTCTAGCTAAGTGGTCACTGTTACTCATAATAAATCTCCTAAGTCCATATCGTCCAAATCATTTTTACTAGCACCGATTTTATAGCTAGTAATTTCATGTTCCTGCGGTGCTACCTGTACGCTCTCGCTACTCATCCAGTGGCTAGTCCAGCCAGCGATAGGATTTTTACCAACATTATCATACGGCAGCCCAATGGTTTTTCTTCTTGACATACAAAGCCAATCAATATATTGATGTAAAACTGTTTCATTTAGGCCAATGATTGATCCATCCTTGAATAAATATGATGCCCATTCTTTTTCTTCGGCGGCGGCACTTTCAAACATCTTGATAGCATCTTCTTCGCACTGTTTCGCCGTGTTCACAAATCCCTCTGATTCTTCTGTATGTAGAATCTTTAAAATAGCCTGAGTATTTGCTAAGTGCAGAGCTTCGTCACGTTTAATGAGCTTAATAATATCTGCATTACCTACCATCTTTTTATTCTCTGCGAACGCAAAACTACAAACAAAGCTAACATAAAACCGGATAGCTTCAAGAATATTGATACTAACAACAGTCATATAGATTTGCTTTTTTAAATCAGATGGTTTAGTTGTATCACAAGCCATACCCATCAAGTTATTATAGTCTGCAATGGCACTATTTGCCCGCTTCATAATCTCTTTATCTTCATAAATTCCATCAAATAATTCAGAGCTATCAGCAAAGACATTCTGAATAATATAACTATAACTTTGTGAGTGGATTTTCTCAAAGAATTGCCAAGTCATAAGACATGCTTCAAGTTCAGTATTAGTAACAAACTCAAGCAGGGTTGGAACGCCCCGACAAATTACACTGTCAAGCATAGTTTGATATTTAAGATTTGACGTAAAGATAAACTTCTCATTGTCAGATAATTCTTTAAAGTCAGACCTATCTTTCTTTAGTTCAATTTCTTCTGGCCTCCAGAAGTTCATCATTTGCTTGCTATCTAAATCTTTAAAGACAGGATATTTAATTTGGTCATACCTTTGAACCCCAAGGTCTTTACCAAGAAAAAGAGGTTGAGTCATCGGATTGACGTTTTTGGTGTTAAAAATAGTTTTCATTCTGATTCATCCCAATTATAATATTTGTCTAAAAACCTGTCGTAAATGTTTGCGTATTTAATGTGTGAACATATTAACCTGTAAAGCTCTTTTGGAAATAATAGCATACCATCTCTTTTAAACAGCTTTGTGGTATACCCCTTCTTAATATTTAACTCTTCATTTGTGACTAAAATCCTGCAACTCATTTTATTTAATTTAATTGTCCATCCATCAATCTTGCACGTTACCATTAAATCGCACAAGCTCCAGACTCACATCCCATGTCTTTCTCTGTGTCACCATCGCCATCGGGAGTATTACAATAATAGAAGTTCTTTAATCCATATTTGTATCCATAAATCTGATCCTTGATAATTGCACTTAATGGAATATTACCTTCTGGATAATGAGAATAGTTGTAATATAGATTTGTACTCATACTCATGTCAACAAATTTTTGAATAACAGCGGCGACATTTAAAAGCCCAATATTGTCTGGCATATCCCAAGCCATAGTATAGTAATTTTTACGCATGTGATAGTTCGGAACTAATTGTTTTAGAACACCATTCTTTGCTTTCTTTGAAATCAATAAACTCCGTACTGGCTCAATTCCATTGGTAGAGTTCTGAATGACGGAGCTAGATTCACAAGGCATAATAGCAGATAGAGTAGAGTGTCTAAGACCATGTTTTTTAATCCTCTCACG